ATAACCTAATGTTGAAACGGCATCGCCTGCATCAACGGTTAACTTTTCATTCGCAACTTGATCAGGTGTCATTCCTGAGACTGACGAACGAACGTAATTGCCAAGTGCTTCACCACCAGCCATCAAGGCAACACCAGCAGTAGCAAGGGCTAATCCTCTTAAGCTCAGAACTGTCTTGAGGAATCCATCTGTTTTCTCAACTCCACCCATTACACCTTTATTTAGCATCTTGGCTAACATGCTTGTTCGTATTACTTCACCAGTAACATTAAGCGCAAGCGGTACACCAAAATCAATTGCCGTCCAAGCTATTAAAGCGGTCGAGAATGCTAACCAAGGAGAATCTGCTAAGAAACCGGTAAATGTTTTAATACCTTCACCAATAGCAGCATAATCTATATCTGCGACGAACTTAGTAAAAGCTCCATCTGTCCATTGATCTACTATACCTCTTACAACATTAAATCCAACAAAACCAATTGCTGCACCTTTTAATAGTTTAGTAAAGAAACTCAAAGGATTAGTCATAGCTTGACCGGAGATTGTTTTGGTTCTCCAATAATTGGCTAGTTCATCTGACTTTGCTTTCTGCCGCTTGTCTTTATCATCTTCTTTTCGTTTCTTTTCCGTTTCGTCTCGAAGCTTTTCGTCTTCTAAATTATTTTTAATATTTAATTCGGCAGCTTGTTTTTGAAGAGCAATAGTCTCTTCATCAATTCCCATTGCCCTCAAAGACTCTACATCAATTTTAACAGAAGTAGGTTCTAAAGATGATGTTGCTCCAGAAGGTAATGGTCCAACAAAGGTAGAAGGATTTGCACCAAGCATCTGCCCAAACGTTTTATTCATTTGAGCAATTTGAGTATTGATGTTTTCAAAGACAACACTAAACTTATCAAGCTTACCCATGATTTGTTTAATGGAATTGCCGCTAGTCGCATTACGCGTTAATGCACCTTCGCGTTTAAGTCGATCTAAAATCGCCAATGTCTCTTTGCTTAATTCTGCCATTTTATTTTATTACCCTTTATTATCTCTGGCTTCTTTTTGCCGTTCTATGAATTCTAATAACATATCAAAGTATAAATCTCTCTCGTATGGCATTAGTCCTTCAATATCACTAATACTCCATTTGTGATGTTGTGCCAAACCGAAAATACATTGATAATAATGCCCTAGACTCATGTGGCTAAGGCCTACGTAAAAAAACTTCGCATTCCTTCTATTACGAATGTTTTCTCATCACCATTACTATTTGTATACTTTAACTCTTGTTTTAGTTTTGGCATAGTTTCAAAAAACCTTGAAATCTTTTTAACGATATCACCAGACATATTGTCCATGAATGCCGCAATCTCATCTTCATCGTAATCACTAAAGTTATGTACTTCGTCATCGGTTGCTAATGTATCTAAACAAGAAACCATAATGACGTAATTCACTAATGGATCACTTGCTTCCATACCTATGATCTTTGTGAAATCATCAATGTTTGGATACTTTAAATATAATACCAAATCATCGTTAATCTTTACTACTTTTGTATGTTCAGGATCTCTTATAATCTCAATCGTATCAAGGTCAAAATCTACAGGGACTGATTCACCCGTATCAGGATCATTAATATTAAACTTTGCCGTATTATTAATTGATGTTGATCTCAATTTTAAAAATATGTATTCTAAGTCTAACATTGATATATCTTCAATCGCAATATCAAACAAACAGTTATTCACAACTTGTTTAATCGCCATCATTTCTACCATTGCATCTTGAGCTTCCGCTGCAACTAATAATATCTTTTCTTCTTTTACTGTAAACGGCCTATACATAACTTGTTGTCGATTGCTCGGTAAAGTTAATTCGTTTAATGGTAAGTCAATTTTTGGTAATGCCATAATGTATTTCCTAAGGTTATCCTTTATTATTTGGGTCTGGTAAATTAGACGATACGTTGTCTAGTGAATTACCAATCCTCTGTAATTTGTTAACTGCATCTTGAATGCTTCTTGGTTTGCCTGACTTTAACGTACCTCGTACAGTATCAGCAAACCCTGCGATATCACCAAGGATATCTAATAAACCCGCTCCTCTTGTAGAACCAGATCCTGTACTTCCTGCTTTATCTGCAGAATATTGATAATTGTCAAATGCGAATGTAACGTCGATCGTCATGTATTCGCCACCACCTTCCCAGGATAAAGCTATCTCACCAACACTAGTAGGATATGCTCCTTGTAATAATGCAGAGTAATATGAGTTTGCTCTGCTATCAGTGGAATAATGTTTGATCTCTAAGTCAGAAACGTAATCATCTTTAAATCCAACTTCATACCTGAGCTTATTTTTCCATTCACTATGCACGCCACCGCTGGCACTATAGTTTAATACATGCCTTGCCCAAAGATGAAAGAATCTCATTGTATGATGATCTGAATCGCAAATAAACGTACACGTAATCGGACCTGGGTTAGTTAGTGTGCTTGGAATAATTTTTGATAACTGACCAACATAATCATAAGTAGTTGTATTAATTGCTACACCAGGAAACTTAACTGCCGAACAGAACATGGTGAATTCTCTTGGGCCAAATTTACCTTTATCTTCGTCTTCTGCATTTATCAACCATTTAGGTTGACCCATAGTGACTTCAAAAAGATTCGTCTTAGCCGGGCCACCAAAACCTTCGAACGTACTTTTGAATTTACTAATATTAAATGGCATTCTTAACTCCTAGCAATCTTTCTTGAATCCGACCAAACTTTGCTATTGCTCGCTTTCTGAAACGACTGTACTGGTAAAAATAAAGCAGTATCCCATTCTGATGAATTGATCTTAATAAACCTTGATCTGACTTGTGACGCCAAATACATTTTTACTGTAGGTTTAAATAACCGAAAATTTGAAGCACTGTTTAGAATCTTATAGCTTATACTCAATGTTGTTTGCTCATCGTAATTATTATCAGATGTAACTGAATATAACGCATCCATTAGTTGTGCTCTCATTTTCGGTGGCAAGTAATGCATATTCATTCCAAGTATACCACCCTTTACCTTATTTATTGGAAATATCAGTGGGAACCGATCATAATATGGTAAAGTATCTTTGTGTTTAGGATCGTACTCAAAAAAGTACATTGAACCATAAACAGAATCTCCACGCAACTGCGCTTTTGCTCTACCTTTATCTGTAGTATTTAATAAAGCTTCCGAGGTAATTTCTTTACCTGCTTTTGTTTTAGCTTGTTTACGATACCACTCTCGTGCAGCTTGAGAACGAGCAGGCATTTGCCCTTGTCGTATACCCTTTGCTAATATATCTGAAAATAAGGTTGCCACTTATCGTGCTCCTGGAATATGATGTTCGGTCATAATTGTAAAATGCCATCCACGGTCAGCGCAAAAGTTCTTTGCTGCTTTCCATTTTGCTTCATTGACTCCCCATGTTTTAACTTCGTTTAGATATCTTCTTGATACTCTACCCGTCTTTGTTTTATTTTTGTTCTTTGGATCTGGTGGTCTACACTGAGCCGCTGGTTTAATCTCAATCATAATTGTTTGAGGATTACCTTGGCCATCTCTCTTATGTACCACCACATCAGGAAAGTATCTATGTATTCTACTGTCTATTGGAGATCTATACGGTACGACGACTTCTTCTGACTGCCACCATATCACATCACTGTGATCATCCATATATTTAAATACTTTTAACTCCCACAAAGACCTATAAATAATTTTTGTGGAGTCACCTTTATACTTATCAGGATGTTTTGGTCTAAATCTACCCTTATATGCCATTATATACTTCCGATTACTGTTATAAATAATAAATTAACTATATACATATTTATTACGATTCGTCGGAATGATTTAGGGAAATAAAGAAATGGGAAGACCAAACTTAGAAACCAGAATTGGTAGAGCAGGTAGTGGGACCGATAGACTCCAGTGGCCAAAGGGTCAATTTCCGCATGGGATACAATTTATATTTAAAGATTACGATTACAGCGAATTCGTA